TTAATTCTTAAATATTAAATTTCCTTCTGAATCTCTTTTGGCAGTAAATGCAACCGTACACCTACAATTTATTACTTGTGAAGCCTTAGCGTTTACATCACCCGGATACATCAATAAACTTCCATCAGCCATTTTAAACGGTTCGTTAAAATCAACTGTTTGGTTGTTTTCAACTACATGGTCTAATCGTGTCCTATCATCTTTTACACTTATCCATGTTTTAGTCAATTCTAAATCACTATCTTCACCTGTTTTAATAGCAGCTAAATTTGAGGCGCTTGTAGTTTCCGTTCTTGCTATCCTTAACGCTTGCCATTTATAAAACGATTGTGATTTACTTACAACATTGTATATAGCATTGTTAGTAAATTTAATATGCTCAATTATCAACAATGGATAAGCTAAGACAAAGGCAAGAGATAAAAGCGTATAGGATTATACAAAAGCATATTAAAGCTATATTAAATAATATACCTATAAACAACGCATCTGTTAACACATACGTTTATTTATTTGAAGCCAATATAACGCATGAGCAAGTTTATTCGATGTTTAAGGAACTATATTCTGTTATTGGTATAGATGTAGCAAAAAGAGTTAAAAGAACCTTAGAACGCACTAAAAAAGATAATATTTTATTCAATGATGTATTATTAAACGAAATTTTACTATTTTTGTCTAATGAGGGTGGTATAAAAATAACATCCGTACGAAATACGTTAATTGAAGATTTAGTAAAAGCAGTACAATTAGAATTATCTAAACAAGGTACTTTAATAAATGTGCGTGATGCTATATACAATGTTGTAAGTAAATCACAATCTTTTTATAAATGGCAGGCGTTAAGGATAGCAAGAACAGAAACGACAAGCGCATCGAATTTAGCTGCTGTAAAAGCGGGTGAAGATAGTGATTTAGAATTGACTAAGACTTGGATAAGTGTTAAAGACGATAGAACACGATTAGACCATGTAGTTGAAAATAACCAAACAGTTGATTTTAACGAACCGTTTAAAATGGCTGATGGAAGTTTATTAATGTATCCAGGCGATGTTAACGCTAAGGCTTCACAAGTAATAAATTGTAGGTGTACAGTTGCATTTACTGCCAAAAGAGATTCAGAAGGAAATTTAATATTTAAGAATTAATATATGGAATTTAAACAATTATCGTACGATTTAAAAGAATTAGACGAAAAGAAAGGTATTGTAACTGCATACGCAAATACATACAATTTTAAAGATTCAGATGGGGATATTTCCGCTTATGGTTCTTTTGATAAGACGGTAAACGAAAACTTTAAACGTATTCGAGTACTTAAAGACCACAACCCCACTATGATGATAGGAGTTCCTTTATCAATTGATACTAAAGATACATATGGTTTGCTTACAACTTCTCAGTTTAACATGAGCAAGGATTTAGGAAAAGATATGTTTACAGATGTTAAATTAATGCATGATAGCGGATTAAATGCAGAATTAAGCATAGGTTATAGAGTTATTCAAAGAGACCAAAAAAATAAAAACATTATTAACGAATATAAGTTAATGGAATATTCGTTTTTATCTTCTTGGGGTGCTAACCAATTATCAACAGTACAAGACATTAAATCAATAAAAAGCCATTATGGTATTATGGAATTAATTGAAAAATCATATAATTTGAATTATTCAGACACACGATTAAAACAAATTGAAACTTTATTAAAAGCACTATCAAATGAGCCGATAGAAACTATCACTTTAAATGAGCAGCCGCTTATATTAGACACGTTAAAATCATTTAAACTTTAAAACAAAAAACACACAATGGAAGCATTAGAAATTAAAAACGCTTTAGAAGGTATTAAAGCACAAGTAGAGTTGAAAGCAACTGAAAACACAGTTGAAGTAAAAGGATTGATTGCAGACTTAGAATCTAAAATGAAAGCCGAAAAAGATGCTGATGTATTGGCATTAAAAGCAGACTTGCAAGCTATACAAGCACACGCTGACAAACTTGATGTTAAACTGCAAGAAAAGGTAGCTGAAACAAAAGGCGAAGGTTACAATGAAATCATGCAAAAATCTATTACTGAAAATTTCGACCAAATTAAATCGGTAAGAAAAGGAAATGCAATTCAAGTAAAGGCAGTAGGTGACATGACTCTTAGTGCTAACCTAACAGGCGCACAACCTAAAGATTATAACTTGAATGTTGTTATGATTCCGGGTGCTATGGTTAACGTTGCCGATTTAGTTGGAAGCGTAAACATTGAAGGAGGTACTTATACTTATCCACGTGAGGGAGCAGGAGAAGGTTCAATTGCAACTCAAACAGAAGGAAGTTCAAAAGCACAAAGAGATTACGACTTTACAATGGTAGATGTAAATACAGATTTTATCGCTGGTTTTACACGTTATTCTAAAAAGATGGCTAATAACTTGCCTTTCTTAACTTCATTCATTCCTAACGCTTTAAGACGTGATTATTTTGCTGCTGAAAATGCTGCTTTTAATACTGTTTTGGCTGGTGCTGCTACCGCTTCTACTGAAATTATCACAGGAAAAAACAAAATTGAAATGTTGATTAATGAAATTGCAAAACAAGAAAATGCAAATTTCCCTGTTAACGGTATCGTTGTTCGTCCTTCTGATTATTGGGATATTTTGAAAACTGAAAAATCAACAGGTGCGGGTTATGGTTTGCCAGGTGTTGTAACTTCAGATGGTGGTACTTTAAGAATCAACGGTATTCCTTTGTATAAAGCTACTTGGTTAACTGCCAACAAATATTTTGTTGGGGATTGGTCAAGAGTAAACAAAGTAAACACACAAGGTTTATCTTTAGAGTTTAGCGAAGTTGAGGGAACTAACTTTGTTAAAAATAACATTACAGCAAGAATCGAAAGTCAAACAGCTTTGGCAGTTGAGCAACCTGCCGCATTAGTTTACGGGGACTTTACAGCAGTTTAGTCTATTGAATTAAATTAGATTAAAAACCTATTACTTAATTGTAATAGGTTTTTTTGTATATTTGTATAAATAAAAATTATATCATGAAAAAATATAAAGTAATAAAGGCTTTTTTTAAGTTATCAGAACAAAAGAATTATGTAATAGGGGATACTATTGAACTATCGGAAAAAGACGCTAAATCAATGGATTGGTATGTTATTGAAATTAAAAAAGAGAAAGCAAAATGAGTTATTTAGATGCAATATCTTTAGAACGTGCAAAGAATTATCTAAGGATTGATTCTGATTTAACGGATGATGACAGCGAAATAACTTCGATGATTAACGCATCATGCAGGTATATTGAAAAAAGAACTAATCATATATTTTACGAACAAGACAAAGTTTATAATGGTGTTTGTCAAGTGAAAGTTTATGACTATCCTATTAATTCAATAGTTACAGACCCCGCACCGTATGTTTATCATTTTACAATGTTCGATGTATTCCCAGACTCTAAAACAGTTACTTTAAACGTAGGTTATGCAGTTAATACCGTTCCTGATGATTTAATACAAGCATGTTTACAAATGATTAAAGTATGGTATTACGAGTCAGAAAAACAAGTAAATAGTACTTTAATTCCTGAAAGTGTAAAAGAAGTTATAGATATTTATAAAAGATTTTTATAATGATTTCAAGACAATACACAAGAAAAATAGCAATTTATAAAACTACAAATGTTTCTGACGGTTACGGAGGTAATACCGTATCAGATGTTTTAATAGGTTCATATTGGGCAGAAGTGAAACAAAATAGTTCTTATAAAGATAATACTATTGGAAAATCATTGCTAAAAGATAATTATTCATTTAAAATTAGAGCAAATAATAATATAACACCTGATTTAGACAATTTAAGTATTATTTATAAAAGTAAAAAGTATGTTGTTAATGATTTGCGATATGATGACGAATTATTCAGATTTATAAATATTACAGCAAATGGCAACTAATGGAGTTAAAGGAATAAATGAAACTATAAAAGAATTGCGTAAATATGGCGATAAAATAGAACGTGAAATTGATGGAGAAACAAGGTTAATAGCATTTCAAATTGAAAAAGACGCAATAACTTTAGCGCCAAAAGATAACGGGTTTTTACATTCTAAAATAAGACATTATAAAGTGAAAGATTCTAATTATGCTATCGGTGCGAACGCTCCTTACGCTGCTTATATGGAATTTGGAACTGGTGTAAAGGTAAGTGTACCGTCAGAAATGAAAGATATTGCACAAAGTTTTAAAGGTAAAAGCAAAGGTACTTATGAAGAAGGTTTAGAAGCTATTGAAATATGGTGCAGTAGAAAAGGAATATCGAAAGAGATTGCAAAACTTATATTTTGGAAGATTTTAAAAGTAGGTATTAACCCAAAACCGTTTCTTTATCCTGCGTGGGTAAAAGGTAAAAAAGATTACTTACAAAATTTAACCCGATTATTATCTAAATATAATAAAAAAATTTAGTATTTTTACAACATGATAAATAAAAATCCAGATAAATATATTAGAAAGGCTGTTTATGACTTACTAAACAATATAGTTGTATCGGATAATATCATAAAATGCTATGATTCAAGAGTAAGTGGAAATTCAGATATAAATAATTACATATTATTTACTTCTCAAACTAAGGAAATTGATAAGGCTACAAAGTGCGGTTATAGGTGGGAAACATCGTTATTAATTGAAATATTTACAAAAACATCGAGTGCAGGAAATAGCGGTTCACGTGTTTTGGTTAATGATATTGAAGAAGCGTGTTATGTATTATTAACGCCTTATTTGACATTTACAGACTTTCAAAACTTAAATCAAGTATTAACTTTTGAAACACAATTAGAAACGGTAACGGATACAGAGAATATATTCCGTTCATTTATAAGATTAAATTTAACATTAATATAAAATAACTATGGCATTACCAATTAAAGGAGAGGTTGGAATATTATATATCCATGACGGTACTATTTACCGACCTGTTGCGTGTTTAACTTCAAACAGTCTAAGTACTGCTGTAAGTATCATTGAAAGTCAAACTAAATGCTTTCCGGGTGTTGTAAAAAAACAAGGTGGTATTTTTAGTTATACTCTTGACGCTGAAGGTGAGTACATTGACACTACAAGTGTAGGAGGTGAAACTACAAAAGCATCACATGATTATTTGCTAACCAAACAAATGCTTAAAACAGCGGTAACTTGGAAATTAGATACTGGCGTTACTGGTGCTGTTTATTATGGTTCTGCGATTCTTTCTGATTTATCATTAGACCAAGGAGCTGGGGACGAAATAAGTACTTTTAGTGTAACATTAGATGGAGACGGTAACATCGTTACAGTTGACCCTGAAGCGTGAAGTTCAACGTTTAGCCAACAATTTACTAATCAATTTGAGTAAAGAATTATGACAAATACAACTTTAAAGGCTCAAATAGATAGCCAAATCACAAATGAGACTTTACCGAGTAGCATTTCACCCGCTGATGTGGGCGGTAATTTAAAAGCAGTTGTTGATTATATTGACCAACAAGCACCAATTAAAGTAGCTGAAGTGTTGACCTTAAGTGCAACTCCGCAAGTTTTACCATACGATGTAAATTCGTTAAGTTTTAGCGGTGGTATTGCTTATTTACCTACTACTGACGTAATAGGAAAAGAAGTATATGCAATTGCTAATTCAAATAATATTGAAATTAGAGCAAACGTAGGTAATACAGCTAAAATGTTTGTGACATTCGGTACTTTCGTGC